CGGTACGACGGCTGGAAATCCGTGAAGCCAGGCCTGACGTGAAGATCCACCGCCCACGGTAAGACAGAGCCGTGGGTGCTCGTTACGGTAGTCCCGTGCGAGTAACGCAACCCGAACGAGCGGCGCATCGTGCGCGTCAGTCATCTCGGGGACCTGCTCCACCTCCCCAGGGTGGACAACCTAGGTAGCGTCGGTCGGGGAACGCGGAGGGAAGGTAGAACGGACAAGCCAGCCAGGAGGACGCCGAGCCGCGGGGTGTAACCTGGTCCGGAGCACGCCGTCGGGGTAGGGCTAGTACTGTATCGGGGGTGAGAGGGAAACGGTGGGGGGAGGAGGCCCTCGGACACCAACCGGGCTCCTGGCCGGGAAGGCATCGCGCCGTGGGGAGAGCTTCCCTGAAGCGTGCCAACTCAGATCACAGTCATGACATCGGTTACTGTGAGGACCACATCTGAGGACGAGAACACTATCCAAGCCATGCCGGACGCAGGGGCCGGCACCACGGGAGGGGAAGGGAAGGCACGGGGGCAGGGGGACGGCGACGGCGTGTCCACGCGGGCGAGCGGGCACGCCGCGCAGGTATCTGCAGCCCATACTACACCTCCTCCAGAGCCGACAGAGCGGCCGGGTGCGTCAGACTACGCCCTGGAAGCGTTGGCTTCGGAGGAGAGGACCGCGATCCAGCGGGCGCTCAGCCACCTCGACGATCCTACGATGGACGACGTCGTGACAGCGGCAGGGTACCGGCTGGGGTCGTTGTCTTGCCAACACGGGGGGAAGAACCAGGGGCCAGCTCTCACGCTGGAGCCGCAGATCCAGGCAGATCTGGTGAAGTTCGACCAGATCCTGGAGAAGGACGCGATCGCCCCGAAGACGCTGGGCATCACGCCAGGGATGCGTCCGGACCTCAAGGCAGCCGCGGTCACCAAGCGCCGCACGAAGATCCAGTCCTTCGCGGCCAGCATGGCCTCACAGACGATGGGTGCGGGACTGCACACGTCTCTGGAGTCAGTCGGCGTGAACATCCTGCGCGTGCTCCACGGGGCCGTGGTTTCGTACGGGCCCACAACGGATGTGATGAAGCTCCGGGCCGAGAGATTCCTCGACGGGATGATGGCGGAGCAGGTCCCGCAGAACTGGTCGTCCACGGGCGGCTGGCGGACCCACTCCCGCTACCCGGTGGAGTTCCAGACTGCCCGGGGGCCCTGGGCGGGCACCCAGGACAAGGCGGCAGCGCTTGTCTGGGGCCAGGCCTGCACGATGGGGTCTCAGGGGGATGCGGTCCCCGTGTTCTTCACGGGGGAGGCGAGGGACGACGCGCTGATCACGGAGGGGAACAGCGAGATCCCGGCGATCGTGACCCAGGTCCGCAGGGACCAGGTTCAGCTCCCGTCGATCGACGGTCTCCTCCGCGAGGCGGCCGAGGACGACGAGGGCAACCCGGTGGCTGTCCGGACTCCAGCGGAAGCTGTCCGAGTCCGCCAGGCGGCGGCCGACGCGGCGAAGACCGAGGCGAGCGAGGAGGTGATCAACACGACGTTCCGGCCACTGCAGGACGGGTTCCAGATGCAGGCGGGCGGGGTGGGGGCGGTCGTGGTGACTCGGGTGGAGGAGATGGGGACGGGGTCCGTGGGCCTCGTCACTCTGACGACCGAGATCGTGTGGCGGGTACGGGGCGTAGCTATCAGCGCAGATCGCGGCAACGTGTACTGCCCGGAGCTGGAGCTGTTCTCGGATGCGAAGCGGGCGGAGATCGAGGCGGGTGTCAACAACGGGGACATCCCGGACATCCTGATGTTCGCAGCGCAGCTGGTACTGAGGCTGAACGAGCTTGCGACCCTGGGACCGGAGGGCTCGACGTTCCTGACGGTGCCGGAGACTGCGTCGGCAGTGGTGTGGCGGCACTTCTGCCACCAGATGCGGGGGACGGGGGCGGAGGCAGCGGCGCTGGTGTCGTTCAGCAGCCTGTTGCTGGTGCGTCCGGAGACGGCCGAGATGCGGAGTCCTGCGAACGACAGCGACCTACGGTGGCTGGGACGCGTCCTCCCCGGCGGGAGGGACACCTCAGACACGCGGAAGGAGTTGGTGTCGGCGACCAGTGGCTACAACGCCTTCGGCTTCCACTCCGCACGGACCCGTGTGTTCCTGGGGACGTGCAGTCCACTGACTCTGTACTACGCGGAGAACCAGGCCCTCGTCTCCCACGACTCGATCTCACTCCACTACGAACGCAACTCGATCGCAGGGATCAAGCGCGCGTGTGCGAAGATCGCGGTCGTGCGCACGATGTTCGTGGATCGCTCGGCGGCTGCAGCGGGTGTGAACAGCAACGCGTACCTGTGCGGCGTTGGGTTCCCAGCAGTCCAGGGCAGGGGTGGGTCGTTCGGCCCGGCGGTGTTGGAGGAGCAAGTTCGGTCGATGGAGGATCTCATGTCTCGGGAGTTCAACAACAAGTTCTCGGTAGCTTGGTCGGTCAGCGTCGACCTCAGCCGGCCTCAGACCGACTCGGTCCTCGGCTCGCGGCTGTGGACCTTGACTCGCTCCGTGATCGTCTGCGGCGACTCCCCCGAGCGGATACCCCCGTACGTGTGGTCCACGATGGTAGGGGACTCGCTCGAGTACCTCAGCCCGACCGCTCCTCCGGACCTCTCCGGCTCTTCTCCTGTGGAGCCGGACCTGGATGGGACGAGGCTACTCGTGCATGGGCACGTAGTCTCGTTTCCTGGGGCCTCTCTCTCTAGGCCGTTCTACGCTACGCGTGCCGGTCTCGGCATCGAAGACGCCGCCAACCCGCCCTACTCCGTTCTCTCCACCAACGGTGCCCGCATCGGGCCCCGTCTTCCCCAGGGGGACGTGCCACTAGTCGGCAGTCACTGGGCCTCTCTCTTCGACCAAGCCTTCCGCAACATCGGCGCCAACGGCGCCGTTGCACAGTTCTCGCGTACCATGGGCACCATCCCGTACCTCACGCTCATGCGCAACACTCCTCTCACCACTCTCATCGACGTACCTCTCCGCCGATCGGCCCACGGGGCGCACTGTCTCACCAACGTGTGCACTCCTACACCGGTACGGGCCAGCGCTGCTCGGGCACTTCCTCTGCCCACTGCAGCCACCTCGGTGGCTGCCTCGAGCATATTTCGCTGATCTCCGGCGACGATGGCTGCGAACCTTCACCGTGCATACCGGCGGTGACTCATCTCGCGATTCTCTCTACCGCACGCTACGCGACGTTGAGGGGGCGGATCAGATCCTCCCCTCTCCCGACACCGCTGGGCGTGAGTGGCAAGGGTTTCGCAGATGTGTAGTCAAGGTTCTAGATGCCATGCATGACCAGGAGTCCACCACTGTGATGAGCGGGAACATCACGGTGAAGCGGGCCAACTGGACGGGGGAGTGGTTCTCCGGGCTTCAGCAGAAGTACCGTCCGAAGCGGGAAGGGTGGGCGGGGTTTCCCATCGGCCAGGGGCCAGCTCAGATGCAGCTGGCCGGAGCACTGGGGGACCTGGGTGTGATGTCTAGGAAGCATGAGGTGTTGGGGCTGTTGCTGTCTCTGGGGTTCGACTCGATCAGCAACGGGTGGTTGGTGGGCTTGTTCTCTGAGTTGTCTGAGTTGGCGAAGAAGTGGGGCGAGATACTGTGGCCCACGTTCTGGAAGGACCTCGTTGGCTACGAGGCGTTCTTCGGCGCACCTCCAGTGAAGGACGCCAACTTCCAGGAGCAGATCACCGCCTGGGTCGAGACCCCCAAGCCGGGGGACTCCCCGAACTCGGACACGCGCAGGGTTGTGGAGGAGGGGTTGCGCGAGGTGGCTCGGAAGCAGTTCGAGTTCAGGGACCAGCTTGGCATCGACGAGTTCCTACGAACTCCGTCCCGCTGGCTGGCGAACGGGGCGTCAACGGGTGTGAAACTGGGAGGCAGCAAGGGTACCAAGTTCTCAACCTACCTCGCGTCGTCGAGGGAGGAGCTCGTGCGGGACCTGTTCTCTACCGCTGAGCCGCAGAACCGGGTCAACCCGAAGCGTGAGCGCACGAAGACGCGCAACACTGTCTCCAGTGACTGGGATCTCTACCTGCAGATGAAGTTCGTGTGTCAGGGTGTCGAGGAGGCACTGGAAACCGTCTTCCCCACTACACTCGGGAAGCGGGTCCAGCAGCTCGAGCGGTGGCGGATGTGGAAGAACAAGCTTGGCAAGTCGGTGGCGGTGCCCATCGACCAGTCGAAGTTCGACCACGTTCCGTGGATGTCACTGCTCGTCTCGATGATCCGCATGCTGGCTGAGGCAGCGAGGAAGAAGTCACCGGAACCCGAGGTCCATGCTCGCATCACTGAGATCATCATCGAACGGGTCCAGCGTGCGTCCGTCAACTGGGAGGGGTACACCTGGCGGCACATCCGCGGTCTCCTGTCGGGATGGGCACTCACGTCCGCTCTGGGTACGCTCGTCAACTACGTCGAGTTCATCGGTATCACCCTAGTCACGGGGGGCCGGATGCCTGGTGTGGACGAGCTGGTTCTGCAGGGTGACGACGACCTCATCTTCGTGCACTCGTGGAACGCCGCGGTCACGCTCGTCAAGACGTACATGCGTGTCCTGCCCGTCAACCCGGGGAAGTTCTTCGTCTCTGAGAAGCGAACGGAGTTCCTCCGGCTCGTCGTCACTCGGGATCGGGTCACCGGCTACGCTGCGCGTGCCATCCCCTCGCTCTACTACGCGAACGCGTGGGCGGGCGGGAAGATGACGGTGCAGTCCACGGTGTCGTCGTGGTCTCGGTTGGTCCAGCGAGACTGCCCTCTCGACGTAGTACGTGAACACGCCATCCGCGACGTCTGCGGCTTCACTCGTGTCCCTCGGCAGCACGTCGAGGACCTCCTCCACACCCCGAAGGCTGTGGGTGGACTGGGGTTCGAAGTGTCGAGGAGCACCAGGTGGCGGCGCCTCATCGAGGAGAACATCTCTCCCGAAGCTGCGTTCGAGACACGTCGAGTGGCCCTCACGGCCGCCGAGAAGGTACCCCCTCAGGTTCGCAGAGTCGCGACGGACAACGTCAGGTCGCACGGTGGCATCTTCCGCGACAGGCGAGTCGCTGCAGCAGCTGCCGACGCGATGCTGACTGGGGTCCAGGGTACTTCGTGGTCAGCGGAAGAGGACTCTCGCGTACGCGTCGAGCGGGTCGAGGTTCCCTCCGTTCCCTACCTGCTGCATGGACAGTTCGTCAACGTCGCCCCTCCGAGGACGGCGGTGGATGACATCTTCCTCCCAGCGGTGCTGCGAGAACTCATGCGGCAGGGGTGGGACGCGGTGAGCCAGCTCTTCGAGCCTCAGGATCGGGAACGGGTGCGCAGTAGGTGGTCAGGGTGGAGTAGGGGGGTGTGGTTCGACTGGGTCACGGGAAGACTCAAGCCGAAGGGCTGGGCCGACTGGGCGATGGGATCCGTTGTCTCGTCAGCTGTCGCGGATGCGATCGGGTACGACTTGTGGCTCCCGCCTGGTAAGGTTGGCAGGGACTCAGTCACGATCGGGATGCTCGCAACCGAGGCACACTCGAGGCGTTACCACGCCGAAGACCTGGTCTGGATGGGGGGTTAGAGGGTAGGGCTTGTCGTCCCACCGCGTCGGTTCGCGGTGCCACAACCACCGTATCGGTTGTGCAGGTCGGAACGCAAGAACACGCAACTCCAACGCCCCTGGGGAGGGCCGCTAACGCGGTGGGGATGTTGGGGAAGCAGGTAAGAGTCCACGGACCGCTCTATCCGGGAACTGCAGATACCCCCGCGGGGTGCAGCTCTAGAGTG